AATATAAAACGAAAAACGGAGGAAGTCAAGATGTATTACGAAATAGGCGATGTATGTCAGAAGGTAATTAATGTAGACGGATTTGATTTTAAATTAGCAGTTAAGAAGAAGGACCACAGCATTCTGGTGAATATCTTAGATTTAGAAGATAAGTTTATCGACGGCATAAACATAACTAATGAGAACGATCTATACACAGCATTAGACATATTAAATCAATCTATTTACGAATGGATTGAAGAGAACACAGATGAACAGGACAGACTAATTAACTTAGTCATGAAATGGTAGGAGGTCGCTATGAAGCAGACTGTAACTTATCTAATCAAGCATAAAGATGAAAATCTATTTATTACAAACCGACCAACCGAAGTGAACGACACAGTGAAGTATTCAACTGATATGCGAGACGCAAGAGAATTCGACGGACTAGACAAAACTGTTATTGATATGTCTAAGCACAAAGCAATCAAGAAAACAGTGACAGAAACAATTGAGTATGAGGAGGTAGAACATGACTGAACAAACATTATTTGAACAGTTGAACAGTAAAAACGTGAATGATCATACAGAACAAAAAAATGGATTAACTTATCTAGCATGGTCATATGCACACCAAGAGCTGAAAAAGATTGACCCAAACTACACAGTAAAAGTACACGAGTTTCCACATCCAGATATTAACACAGAAAATTATTTTGTACCTTATTTGGCTACACCAGAAGGCTATTTTGTACAGGTATCTGTGACTGTGAAAGATAGTACAGAGACTGAGTGGCTTCCAGTATTGGACTTTAGAAATAAATCGCTTGCTAAAGGTAGTGCAACAACTTTCGATATTAACAAAGCGCAAAAACGATGTTTTGTTAAAGCTTCGGCTTTACACGGTTTAGGCTTATATATCTACAACGGCGAGGAACTACCAAGTGCAAGTGACAACGATATTACAGAATTAGAAGAGCGTATCAATCAGTTCGTGAACTTATCTCAAGAAAAAGGGCGAGATGCAACTATCGATAAAACGATGAGATGGCTAAAAATATCTAACATTAATAAATTAAGTCAAAAACAAATCGCAGAAGCACACCAAAAATTAGATGCGGGATTAAAACAATTGGATAGTGAGGAGAAACAATAATGTTAAACAGAGCAGTATTAGTAGGACGCTTAACAAAAGACCCAGAATTAAGAAGCGCGCCAAATGGCGTAAATGTAGGTACATTCACATTGGCAGTAAACAGAACATTCACGAATGCTCAAGGCGAGCGTGAAGCAGATTTTATAAACGTAGTAGTGTTCAAGAAACAAGCTGAAAATGTTAAAAACTACCTTTCTAAAGGGTCGCTGGCAGGTGTAGACGGGCGATTACAAACACGTAGCTACGAAAATAAAGTCGGGCAACGTGTATTTGTGACAGAAGTAGTAGCGGACAGTGTTCAATTCTTAGAACCGAAGAATAACAACCAACAACCAAACAACAATTATCATCAACAAAGACAAACTCAAACTGGTAATAATCCTTTTGATAACAACGCAGACTCTATAGAGGATCTTCCTTTTTAGGAGGCGTTAGATGAACGAATTATGGAAAGATGTTGTAGGTTACGAGGGCATATACGAAGTAAGCAGTAAAGGTAGAGTTAGAACTCACAAAAATAAAGTTACTTGGTCTAACCGTTATCAAAAATGGAGGCATTGGAAACAGCGTTATTTAAAAGATAAAACACCTAATGGTCGAGATGTAAGAGTAACCCTTTGGAAAAATGGTAAACGCAAAGATTTTTTAGTCCACAGATTAGTGGCATTCGCCTTTATACCAATGATAGAAGGTAAAAATTGTATTAACCATATTGACGGGAACCCCAAAAATAACAATGTAGAAAATCTTGAATGGTGTAATCACTTGGAAAATAATAGGCATGCATTTGAAACAGGATTAATGCATACCAATATGGCTGTAAAACTTATTAATCATTTAGGTATCGAATATGAATTTATAAGTATGAGTAGAGCAGGAAAATTCTTAGGCAGAAGTCATAGTTATATTAGCGACAAAATAAAAAATAATCACAAAGATGTTACTGATATACATGGTAATAAATATAAATTTGAGAAGTTGATATAAATGCCGAAAATTACTAGTTATATCACTCAAGATGACGGTACAACAACAGTTGTCATCTCGGGTGTTGAATTAGGCAATAAAGAAACATTACTACTTGATAACGGGTTTGATGTAGAAGTAGATGTAAACGTTATAGATCCGTTTCAAATTACCGGCAAGCAACGTCGAAAAATATTCGCGCTTGTCAAAGACATAGAAGAACATACAGGTCAACCAATGGACTATATGAGACATATGTTCATCGAGTTTGTAAGAACGTACTACGGCTATGATGAACGTATTTCGCTAAGTAATTGTACGAGAACACAAGCAAGTCAAATCATTGAAGCAACGCTTGACTGGACGTTCTACAATGACATACCACTTAGCTACAAAACGAGTAATCTACTGAAACAAGATAAATCATTCTTATACTGGTCAACTGTTAACCGCAACTGTGTAATATGCGGAAAGCCTCACGCTGACCTAGCGCATTACGAAGCAGTAGGTAGAGGCATGAACAGAAACAAGATGAATCACTACGACAAACATGTATTAGCGTTATGTCGCGAACATCACAACGAGCAACATGCGATTGGTGTTAAGTCATTTGATGATAAATATCAATTGCATGACTCGTGGATAAAAGTTGATGAGAGGCTCAATAAAATGTTGAAAGGAGAGAAAAATGAATAAGTTACTAATAGATGACTATCCGATACAAGTATTACCGAAATTAGCTGAATTAATAGGGTTAAACGAAGCAATAGTATTGCAACAAATTCATTATTGGCTAAACAACTCAAAACATAAATACGATGGCAAAACTTGGATTTTTAATTCTTATCCAGAATGGCAAAAACAATTTCCATTTTGGAGCGAGAGAACTATAAAAAGGACATTTGGGAGTTTAGAAAAACAAAATTTATTGCATGTAGGTAACTACAACAAGGCTGGATTTGACCGTACAAAATGGTATTCAATCAATTATGAAACATTAAACAAACTAGTGGCACGACCATCGGGACAAAATGGCCCGACGATGAGGACAAATTGGCACGATGCAAGAGGACAAAATGACCCGACCAATACCATAGACTACACAGAGACTAACAAACATAGAGAGACAGACGACGTCTCAAAGTCATTTAAGTATATTAGTACCAATTTAGAAATTATACAAAACCCTTTAAAAGCAGAACAGTTAGAACACGAAATTAAATCATTTAAGCAAGATCAGTTCGAAATAGTAAAAGTCGCTACCGATTACTGCAAAGAAAACAACAAAGGTCTGAATTACTTACTAACTGTATTAAAGAACTGGAATAAAGAAGGCGTTTCAGATAAAGAAAGTGCTGAAAACAAATTGAAACCTCGTAACTCTAAAAAAGAAACTACTGATGATGTCATAGCACAAATGGAAAAAGAATTGAGTGATGACTAATGCCGATGAGCAAAACACAAGCATTAGAAATTATTAAAAAAGTTAGGTACGTATACAACATCGATTTTGATAAACCAAAGTTAGAAATGTGGATTGATGTATTAAGTCAAAACGGGGATTATCAACCAACTGTAAAAGCTGTAGATGGATATATCAACAGTAACAACCCGTACCCGCCTAACCTACCAGCAATCATGCGTAAGGCACCTAAAAAAGTATCTATTGAGCCGGTAGACAACGAAACCGCTACACACCAATGGAAAATGCAGAATGACCCCGAATATGTCAGACAAAGAAAAATAGCGCTAGATAACTTCATGAATAAGTTGGCAGAATTTGGGGGCGATAACGAATGAATTACGGTCAATTTGAAATTGAAAGCACAATAATCGCTACGCTACTTAAACAACCGGACGTACTAGAAAAGATAAGAGTTAAAGATTACATGTTTACGAACGAAAAGTTTAAAACCTTTTTCAATTATGTAATGGACGTCGGAAAGATAGATCATCAAGAAATCTATTTAAAAGCAACTAAAGATAAAGAGTTTTTAGATGCAGATACTATAACTAAACTTTACAACTCCGATTTCATTGGATACGGATTCTTTGAACGTTATCAACAAGAATTATTGGAAAGTTATCAAATCAACAAAGCGAAAGAATTGGTAACTGAGTTCAAACAACAACCTACGAACCAAAATTTTAATAACTTGATTGATGAACTCAAGGATTTAAAAACAATTACTAACAGAAAAGAAGACGGAACCAAGAAGTTTGTTGAGGAGTTTGTCGATGAGTTATACAGCGATAGCCCTAAGAAGCAAATTAAGACGGGTTATAAGCTCATGGATTACAAAATAGGGGGATTTGAGCCGTCGCAATTAATCGTCATCGCAGCGCGTCCCTCAGTGGGTAAGACAGGTTTTGCATTAAACATGATGCTGAACATAGCACAAAATGGATATAAAACATCTTTCTTTAGTCTCGAAACAACTGGCACATCAGTATTGAAACGTATGTTATCAACAATTACTGGTATTGAGTTAACCAAGATAAAAGAAATCAGGAACTTAACGCCGGATGACTTAACAAAGTTAACGAATGCGATGGATAAAATCATGAAATTAGGCATCGATATTTCTGATAAAAGTAATATCACACCGCAAGATGTGCGAGCGCAAGCAATGAGGCATTCAGACAGGCAACAAGTTATTTTTATAGATTATCTTCAACTGATGGATACTGATGCGAAAGTTGATAGACGTGTAGCAGTAGAAAAGATATCACGTGACTTAAAGATAATCGCTAACGAGACAGGCGCAATCATCGTACTACTTTCACAACTGAATCGTGGTGTCGAGTCTAGACAGGATAAAAGACCAATGCTATCGGACATGAAAGAATCAGGCGGAATAGAAGCAGATGCGAGTTTAGCGATGCTACTTTACCGTGATGATTATTATAACCGTGACGAAGATGACAGTATCACTGGCAAATCTATTGTTGAATGTAACATAGCCAAAAACAAAGACGGCGAAACCGGAATAATTGAATTTGAGTATTACAAGAAGACTCAGAGGTTTTTCACATGAATATAATGCAATTCAAAAGCTTATTGAAATCGATGTATGAAGAGACAAAGCAAAGCGACCCGATTGTAGCAAATGTATATATCGAGACTGGTTGGGCGGTCAATAGATTGTTGGACAATAACGAGTTATCGCCTTTCGATGATTACGACAGAGTTGAAAAGAAAATCATGAATGAAATCAACTGGAAGAAAACACACATTAAGGAGTGTTAAAAAATGCCGAAAGAAAAATATTACTTATACCGAGAAGATGGCACGGAAGATATTAAGGTCATCAAGTATAAAGACAACGTAAATGAAGTTTATTCGCTCACAGGAGCCCATTTCAGCGACGAAAAGAAAATTATGACTGATAGTGACCTAAAACGATTTAAAGGCGCTCACGGGCTTCTATATGAGCAAGAATTAGGTTTACAAGCAACGATATTTGATATTTAGAGGTGGCACATGGAAGTACATTACAGTAGTAAAACAAACGAGTGGACAACACCACAACATTTATTTGATGACCTAAACGAAGAATTCAGTTTTACATTAGATCCTTGTTCAACAGACGAGAACGCCAAATGCCGGAAGTATTATACAGTAAAAGATAATGGGTTAATTCAAGACTGGTCTGAGGACATTGTTTTTATGAACCCGCCATACGGTCGAAGTATTAAGCGTTGGGTCAAGAAGGCTTATGAAGAAAGTTTGAAAGGCGCAACGGTAGTTTGTTTAATACCCGCAAGAACAGACACGACATATTGGCATGATTACATTTTTAATAAGGCTGATGATATAAGATTCCTACGCGGTCGTCTGAAGTTTGGAGATAGTAAAAACAGCGCTCCTTTTCCTAGCGCAATTATCGTTTATAGAGGTGCACAATGAGTAAATACAACGCTAAGAAAGTTGAGTACAAAGGAATTGTATTTGATAGCAAAGTTGAGTGTGAATATTACCAATATTTAGAAAGTAATATGAATGGCGCTAACTATGATCGTATCGAACTACAACCTAAATTCGAACTACAACCTAAATTTGGGAAGCAAAGACCGATTACGTATATAGCCGATTTCTCTTTGTGGAAGGAAGGGAAACTGGTTGAAGTTATAGACGTTAAAGGTAAGGCGACTGAAGTTGCCAACATCAAAGCGAAGATATTCAGATATCAGTATAGAGATGTGAATTTAACGTGGATATGTAAAGCGCCTAAATACACAGGTCAAGAATGGATGGTATATGAGGACTTAGTGAAAGTCAGACGTAAAAGAAAAAGAGAAATGAAGTGATTTAATGCAACAACAAGCATATATAAACGCAACGATTGATATAAGAATACCTACAGAAGTTGATTATCAGCATTTTGATGATGTGGATGATGAAAAAGATATGCTAGCAAAGCGCTTAGATGACAATCCGGATGAATTACTAAAGTATGACAACATAACAATAAGACATGCATATATAGAGGTGGAATAAATGAGTGTCGTGAAGATTAACGGTAAACCATATAAATTTACCGAGTCACTTATAACCAAATGTTCAAGAAATGGAGTGAAGCATAATGAGCATAATCAGTAACAGAAAAGTAGATATGAATGAAACGCAAGACAATGTTAAGCAACCAGCACATTACACATACGGCGATATTGAAATTATAGATTTTATTGAACAAGTAACGGCACAGTATCCACCACAATTAGCATTTGCAATAGGTAATGCAATCAAATACTTGTCTAGAGCACCGTTAAAGAATGGTCATGAGGATATGGCAAAAGCGAAGTTTTATGTAGATAGAGTGTTTGACTTGTGGGAGTAATGACCATGACAGATAACGCGCGTAAAGAATACTTAAACCAATTTTTCGGCTCTAAGAGATATCTATATCAGGATAACGAGCGAGTGGCACATATCCATGTAGTGAATGGCGCTTATTACTTTCACGGGCATATCGTACCAGATTGGCAAGGTGTGAAAAAGACATTTGATACAGCGGAAGAGCTCGGAATATATATAAAGCAACATGGTTTGGAATACGAGGAACAGAAGCAACTAACTTTATTTTAAGGAGATGTAAAAATGAAAATCAAAGTTAAAAAAGAAATGAGACTAGATGAATTAATTAAGTGGGCGCGAGAAAATCCGGAGCTATCAAAAGGAAAAATTTTTCTTGCAAAAAGTTTTAGTAATGGATTCGTTCGTTTTCAACGAAATACAAATACGTGTTCGATATCAAGTTTTATTCCAATTGATACTCCTTTCATAGTTGAAGTTGAAGAGGAAATCACAGAAGATACAGTATTTGATAGGTTGTTTGAAGTGTACGAGCTTCAAGAGGGAGCCTGTATGTCAGCGTTACACACAAGTATTAGTATCAACGAACGTTTAGAGAACACGTTTTTCCCTACCAAAGCATTCTACATCTTGAACGACGGCCTAACTATGACATTAATTTGGAAAGATGGGAGATTGGTAGAATGATGTTGAAATTTAAAGCTTGGGATAAAGATAAAAAAGTTATGAGTATTATTGACGAAATCGATTTTAATAGTGGGTACATTTTGATTTCAACAGGTTATAAAAGTTTCAATGAAGTAAAACTATTACAATACACAGGATTTAAAGATGTGCACGGTGTGGAGATTTATGAAGGGGATATTGTTCAAGATTGTTATTCGAGAGAAGTAAGTTTTATCGAGTTTAAAGAAGGAGCCTTTTATATAACTTTTAGCAATGTAACTGAATTACTAAGTGAAAATGACGATATTATTGAAATTGTTGGAAATATTTTTGAAAATGAGATGCTATTGGAGGTTATGAGATGACGTTCACCTTATCAGATGAACAATATAAAAATCTTTGTACTAACTCTAACAAGTTATTAGATAAACTTCACAAAGCATTAAAAGATTGTGAAGAGTACAAGAAGCAACGATATGAGCTTATTGGGGTTATAGCGAAGTTACGAGATTGTAACAAAGAACTGGAGAAGAAAGCAAGCGCATGGGATAGGTATTGCAAGAGCGTTGAAAAAGATTTAATAAACAAATTCGGTAACGATGATGAAAGAGTTAAATTCGTAATGGAATTAAACAATAAAATTTTTATGGAGGATGACACAAATGAATAATCGCGAAAAAATCGAACAGTCCGTTATTAGTGCTAGTGCGTATAACGGTAATGACACAGAGGGGTTGCTAAAAGAGATTGAGGACGTGTATAAGAAAGCGCAAGCGTTTGATGAAATACTTGAGGGAATGACAAATGCTATTCAACATTCAGTTAAAGAAGGTATTGAACTTGATGAAGCAGTAGGGATTATG